AATGGTTTAGCAAATGTTACATCTAGTCCAGAAGTAGAAGTTCCAGAATTTTGAGGCAGTGTAGATGTGCTGCCTCCCGTCTGATAATTTTGTTCTGTTCTTGATTGAAATTCTGCTGTATAACCTGCTTGCTGTACGTTCATATTTTGTGAAGTGTTTGTAGTCTCTAAAATTAATTTGAATTTAAATCTACGACCTTTAAATGTTCCATTAGCAAAATTATTAAACGATCCAAAACTTCCTGATGCTGTTTGTGATGTAGCTACTTGTATCTGACAGTTTACTTCATTAGCTGCTGGACCATCAAAGTTACCATCAATAGCATAGTCATCCCAGAAAGATCCACTAGGAATAATAGTTTCTATATCTGTACCGATTACAAAACCAACAGAACGTATAACTCTTTTTAAATCAAGAGAAAATACAGCACCTAAATCTAAAACATCT